TAAACCTTTCAGAATAATGGCAATCTTTGAGCCAAACCAACCACAGAAAGGACAACCAATGGCAAAAAAATCTAAATGGGTCGTTGTCGCAACCGAAGGTGCAACAACTGACGGCCGCACAATTCAGCGCAACTGGATTGAAGAAATGGCCGAAAGTTATGATCCAAAAAACACCTACGGTGCACGCATCAACCTTGACCACATCAAATTTTCCGTCTATCTCCCTGAACTTGCCAATGCTCACTGCTTTGGTGATGTCTTAGCCTTGAAAGCAAAAGAACGCGAAGATGGCAAATTACAGCTTTTAGCAGAACTCCAACCAACTGACGCACTCATTGCCTTAAACAAAGACGGGCAAAAGGTTTACACGTCCGTTGAAATTGACACCAATTTTGCAGACACAGGCAAGGCATACTTAGTCGGTTTAGCCGTTACGGATAATCCGGCAAGCTTAGGCACAGAAATGTTAAGTTTCTCGCACAATGGCTTAAATGCCCGCAAATTAAAAGCAGATAACATCTTCTCAGCCGCCATTGAAACAGAATTAGATTTCGAAGGTTGGGATGGTTTAGACCATCCATCAGTATTCACAAAAATCAAAGCGTTATTTGCGAAAAAAGAAAAATCGGATGATGAACGCTTTGCCGACCAATCAAGTGCCATTGAGCTTTTAGCCGAGCAACAAAAAGACATCTTGGAAAAATTGACCGCACTTCAAAGCGATTTTGCCAATCACCAAGCCGACATTGAAGAAATGAAAGCGAGCAATGAAGAAATCCATGCAACGTTTGAAGAACTCAAACAAAAGCCGGCACAAGCCGAAAACTCCCGCCCATTAGTTTATGGTGAAGAACCTGAAACTGACGGCCGCTTCTTTTAATTTATCTTAGGAAAAAAACCAAATGAATAAATTTACCTATCAAAAATTCCAAGCTTACATTGAAGGTGTCGCACAAGATAACGGCGAAGATGTGGCATTTGTTGCAAATGGCGGGCAATTCACCGTCACACCAACAATGCAGCAAAAATTAGAAAACGCGGTGCTTGAAAGTTCCGATTTCTTAAAACGCATCAATGTTGTGCCTGTTACTGAAATGAAAGGTGCCGCATTGCGTTTAGGCGTGCTTTCACCTGTTGCAAGCCGTACCGATACCAACACAAAAGCACGTGAAACTACGGACATCCACAATTTGCAAGAAAACTTATATTCTTGCGAACAAACCAACTTTGACACGCATTTAAACTATGCAACGTTAGACAGTTGGGCGAAATTCCCTGACTTTGCGGCGCGAATCGGTAACTTAAAAGCAGAGCGCATTGCGTTAGACCGCATCATGATCGGTTGGAACGGTACAAGCGTGGCAGCAACAACCAACCGCACATCAAATCCATTATTGCAAGACGTGAACAAAGGTTGGTTAGTTCAAATCGAAGAAAAAGCCACTGCACGTGTGATGAAAGAAGCGAAAAGCGGCACAGGCAAAATCGAAATCGGTGAAGGTAAAGAATATAAAAATCTTGATGCATTAGTCTTTGCATTAAAAGAAGATTTCATCCCTGACCAATACCGTGACGACACAAAACTTGTAGCGATTATGGGTAGCGATTTATTAGCGGACAAATACTTCCCGCTTATCAACCAATCAAAACCAAGTGAACAAGCAGCGGGCGGCCTTGTAGTCAGCCAAAAACGAGCTGGCGGTTTACAAGCCGTAACCGTGCCATTCTTCCCGAAAGGCACTGTGTTAGTGACATCACTCGACAACTTGTCAATCTATGTGCAAGACGAACGCATGCGCCGTCACTTAAAAGACGTGCCGGAACGCAACCGTGTGGAAGATTACTTGTCATCCAATGAAGCTTATGTGGTTGAAAACTACGAAGCAGTGGCAATGGCGAAAAACATCACCATTCTTGATGCACCAACTCACGCGTAATCACAATGCGACCAACTAAACGTCACTTTCTTGAAGTTTCTGCCGCTATCGCTAATGCGGCAGAAACCGAAGATCTAAGCGACTTCACGGAATACGAAAAAATGTGCCGTATTCTTGCGAGACATCGAAAGGATTTGAAAAACATCCAATCGACAGAACGCAAGGCCGCATTTAAAAAGCAAATTTTGCCTGACTATCTGCCATGGATTACAGGGGCGTTATCTGCCGGAACTGGCAAACAAGATAACGTCTTAATGACATGGTGCGTGTGGGCAATAGACTGCGGGGAATATCACCTTGCCTTGCAGATTGCGGATTATGCCGTATTCCATGACTTGCGTTTACCTGAACCGTTTACGCGAACACTTGGCACATTATTGGCGGAAGAATTTGCCGACCAAGCAAAAGCCGCACAAGCCGCCAATCAGCCATTCGAAGTGTCGTACTTAGAGCAAGTACAACGCATCACCGCTGAATGTGACATGCCAGATGAAAGCCGTGCGCGATTATTGCGTGAATTGGGCTTGTTGTTGGCTGAAAAGAATCCTGAACAAGCCTTGCAATACCTTGAACGTGCTTTAGGTTTAGATCAGAAAATTGGCGTGAAAGGCGACATTAAAAAATTACGCAAAAAATTAAGCAAAGCCGATGAATAATCGGATTTAATAACGAGCAAACCACGCACCCGTCGGGCGGATTAAAAGTGCGGTCAAATTCTGACGGATTTTTGGCCGTGCTTGATTTAATCCTCACCCGACTTTTTTTATAAGGGAAAACATGAGCGACGGATCTCTATCAGTAAAACTTGCCCCTGACTATGAGATGGGTGCAGTGCAAAAACAACTGGAAGATTACGGAACAGGCGAAGATATTATTCGAAACGATGATTTTTTCCCTGACATTTCTCTTTCTGCTTTTCGCAATCAATATCGTGCAGACGGCACAGTTACCGAACAACGCTTGCAAGATGCATTGATTGAAGCCATCGCCAGTGTAAATGATGAATTATCTACATTCAAAGCACAAAGCGAACATCACTTCCTTGAACAAATCCCCGCACCATCAGTCAACGGCGAAAGCGTGTTGATTTATCGCTATAAACGCGCGGTGAATTGTTTGGCACTGGCTAACCTTTACGAGCGTTACGCAAGCTATGACAGCACCAATGATGGCGAAAAGAAAATGGATTTACTCAAAGACAGCATCAACGAATTAAGACGAGATGCACGCTTTGCCATTAGCGACATTATCGGCAAAAGACGGGTCGATGCGGAGTTAATTTAATGAAAATTCACGCACAACAAAATGACAACTTGGACGCCATTCTTTATCGCTATTTTGGCCGCAGTGAAGGGCTTTTAGAAATTGCGTGCGAATTAAATCCGCACTTAATGGATAAGCCCGTCATTCCCATCGGAACACCAGTAATATTGCCTGAGGCTGACACTGAAAAGATCAGCGTGGCAAGTGACACTATACAACTTTGGAGCTGATATGCACGACACACCATCAAGAGCATCTTACATATCAGGATTATTTGCCTTCTTCATCGGACGCATTGCGGATATGTTTTCAAATGTAAATTGGGCTGACGTCGCATCAGCAACAGGTATTGTGATCGGCGTCGCAACATTCCTTGTAAATTGGTATTACAAGAAAAAAGATTTTGAATTAAAAGAAAAAGAATTAAACCAACGGAGCCATCACCATGATTAAACGAACAGCAAAATATGCATGCAGTGTAGTGGCGATTGTAGGATTGGCACTCTCTTTACATGGGAATGAAATTAGAACATCAGAAAAAGGCTTGCTATTGACTGGCAATGCCGAAGGATGTCAAAGAGTGCCATATAACTGCCCTTCCGCTGTATTAACATTCGGGCTAGGAACCACTGATGCAGTCGAAAAAGTCATTCCACATAAAGTCTATACAGATGAAGAAATCGCAAATGCCTTTACAAAGGGAATTAAACAAGCCGAAAAATGTGTGAATACGTATGCAAACGGTCAAGCCATGCCGCAAGGTGCATTTGATGCCTTAGTGTCAATTACCTTTAATGCAGGATGCGGGAACTTAAAAAACAGCACGCTTTTTAAAATGGCACGGAAAGGATATAGCAAAGCTATGTGCGGTCAATTTGAACGATGGATTTATGCAAACGGCGTTCCACTGAAAGGCTTAATTGAAAGACGACAAAAGGAGAAAGCATTATGTTTGGGTTCTTAACGAAAAAAGAAAAATACATTTTATTGGTTGGCCCGCTCATGCTTGTGGCGATCATCCTGTTTCAAGGATGGCAAGCCAACCACTGGCGAGCCGAAGCGGCAAAAGAAGAACAATTAAAACAACAATGGGAAGCGTCTTACGTTGCTTTAAATGAAAGCGTGGATAAATTCAACGAACAACAAAAAGCACTCACGGAAGCCGTTAATCAATTAAAAATCTCTCAAACCAAGCAAACACAGGATTTAAAAAATGCACTTAAAAAACACCAAGATTGGGCTGACACTTTTATCCCTGATGATGTTGGCGGCGTGTTCAACTCCGAAAATCATTAAACAGCCAATTTTATGCCCGCAAGTTGCAGAATGTACGCCATTTGCCGCCACAATTAAAACAAACGGCGATTTGGCTAATGCTTATCTACAAAGCCAACAAAAGCTAAGTGTGTGCATTGTTGAAAATCAAGCATTGAAGAAATGTATTGATGAATTTAATAAACAGGAAAAACAATGACCGATCAATTTGACCGTGCGCAACAGCTCGAAGAAATGCAACGTGAAATCGCCCTTAAAAAACACCGCACTTTTAAAGCAGTAAGTCGCCTTTATTGTGAAGATTGCGATGCGCCCATCCCAGAAAAGCGCCGCCAATTAATCCAAGGCGTAACGCGTTGCGTGGATTGTCAGCAAAAATATGAAATGCAACAACGGAATTTCAGAAAATGAAAAAACCAAACCAACTGCGCAAAATCCTTGAGCAAAGTCACCAAGACTTTGTGAAAAATCCTGACCGCTTACAGCTTTATGTTGACGGCGGTCAAGTTGTTGCAACTGGTAGCACATCCCTTAGTTTTGAGTATCGTTACACACTCAACATCATCATCACCGATTTTGCCTTTGACATTGCAAGCCTCATCGTGCCAATTAATGCGTACTTACGGAAAAACCAACCTGAACTATTCGAAAATCCGCAACACCGTGAAAACGCCTTTAAATTCCAACTGGATTACAACAATAACAACACGGCGGACGTGTCGTTTGAAATCCAACTTACCGAACGAGTTGTGGCAAAACAAGTGGGCGAAAACGTGCAGATGACTTACGCCACAGAACCAACCGCACCGGAATGGGAAACATTAAACACGTTGAAAGTTTATCTTGAAAAAATAGACGATGAACATTTGATTTTCAAAGGCGGTGAATAATGGCAACGGTGGAAGAAGTCCAAGCGAAACTAACCGCACTGATTAATAATCTCTCACCGCAAGCCCGCCGTCAGTTGGCCAGAAACATTGGGCAAGCTTTACGAAAAAATCAACAAGCCCGCATCGCACGTCAAGAAAACCCAGACGGCACAGCATTTGAGCCAAGAAAACCAAGAAAAGAATTTGGCAAAAAGAAAGGCAGAATTAAACGAAAAGCCATGTTTGCGAAGTTAAGAACGGCAAGATATTTCAAAATTCAAAGCAATGCCAATGAAGTGTCGGTCGGGTTCAATGGGTCAAGTGCAATGATCGCCAAAGTGCATCAATACGGATTAATGAGCAGTCCTTCAAAAACAAAAGATTTCAAAGTGCGGTATGCACAGCGTGAATTATTAGGCTTTAGCCAAAGCGATTTAGATGTGATTGAAGATTTAGTTTTAGCGCAATTATCTATGTAACCTATGTAGTTAAATATTTGTTTTGGTATTGTTTGCAGCCAAAACAATTAGCCCGAAAATAAGGGTAAACAATATAGATAAAATAACGCTATCAGTGATAAGCCAAAGAACAAAAATCAACGAGATAATAGGAACAAATGCCACGGTTGCCATACTAAACACAGCAGAAATAGCAGCAAAAGTTAGGCTGCCAGTAAAAAACAAACCTAATCCAATGAATAACGGAATGCCAATTAATGCAAGTATAAGCGACATATATTCTCCTGTTAGTTTGTTTTGTTTAATTATTAAACATAGAAAAATAATTTGTCAATAAAAATAGTGAGTTTTTATGAATAATTTACAATTATCTGTTTTGTTAAATGCCATTGATAAAATGTCAGCGCCAGTTCGGAACGCCTCCAAAAGTGTTCGGGAATTGTCCGCGAAGTTGCGTGAAAACAAAAATGCACAACGACAACTAGCACAACAAAACAAACAGCATGCAGAAGCTATGAAACAATATGCTTCAACGATCAATCCGTTGAAAGCAAAATTATCATCTTTAAATAACGAACTGTCTGCGGCAAAACAAAAAGCGGCGTCTTATTCTCAATATTTAAAAAATGCCAAAAATCCAACTGAAGGATTTAAAAAAGAAGTTGAAAAAGCTAGAGGTGCAGTAAAAAAACTCAAACAAGAACAAGTTGCCGCATCAAATAAATTACAACAGGCAAAACTAGCCTTATCGCAAGCTGGTATTTCAGCTGAAAAATTAGCTCAAAATCAGCGAAACTTACAAAGAAATACGAAAGCGGCAACAGATCAAATCAAACACCAAGAAGAAGCGTTGAAGAAACTGAACGCCAAACAAGAGGCCTATAATCGCTATCGTGGACAAGTTGAAAAATTAAAAGATATTAGCGGGAAAGCTCAAATTATTGGTGCGCAATCCATGGCGGCAGGTGCGACAATTACTGCGCCAATCGCCAACGTCACAAAAGATTTTATGACTTTTGAAGATGCCATGATCGGCGTCGCTCGTCAGGTCGATGGATTAAAAGATAAATCAGGGAACTTTACGCAAGAATTTGACCAATGGAAAATCAAAATTCATGACCTATCAAAAGAATTGCCGCTCACAACCGTGCAAATTGCCAACATGATTGAAAGTGCAGCACGAATGGACATTGCAAAAGATGAACTTGAAGATTTTGTAAGATTGAATACACAAATGGCAATCGCATTTGATGCCAAAAATCCAGATGAATTGGTTGAGTCATTTGGAAAAGTGAGCAAAAACTTCAACCTAACGCAAAAACAAACAAAAGAGCTTGCTGACACAATCAACTACTTAGATGATAACGCCATATCCAAAGGGACAGGTATCATCGGCTATATGAACCGTGTTGCTGGTATCGCTGCCATAGCTAAAATTACCGATAAAAATATGGCGGCCTTGGGTTCTACCTTGCAGACATTGGGGGCGGAAGAAGAAGATAGTGCCACCGCTGTTACAACTATTTTTACTCGATTAGGTGTGGCCGGAAATCACGAAGAAGTTGATGGCGCATTGAAAAAACTCAAATTAAATCCACAAAAAATAGCAAAAGGAATGGCAAAAGATGCACAAAGCACATTAATGCTTATCGTCAATAAAATTAAGGGATTGGACGATGATGCAAAAAGCGATGTAATGAAAGGTCTTGTCGGCATTCCACATATTAAAACCATCTCAAAACTTGTGGCAAATACAGAAGAATGGCGCAGACAAATTGAACTGGCAAATAGCGAAGCAGCAAAAGGATCAATGGGGCGTGAATTTGACACAAGAATGAAAGCTTTGTCTGCATCAACTCAAATTTTCACAAACCGCTTATTTAACTTGAAAACGGCAATTGGCGGCACACTCGCCCCAACCTTACACAACATCTTAGATAAGTTGGGCGGTGTAGTTGATAAATTTAAGGCTTGGATTGAAACAAACCCAGAACTTGCTAGAAAAATTTTACTTGTCGCATCAGCATTAGGGACAACACTTACTGCATTTGGTGCGCTAAGTCTTGCATTAAGCTTTGTTTTATATCCAATGGCACGGGTTGCACTTGGATTCGGGAAACTCACCGGGCTAAATACACTGCTTGCAAAAAGCTTTAATTACACGACAAAGGCAGCAATCGCATCTAATAAAAATTTACTCTCATTCCGTGGGTGGTCAAATGTTTTTTCATCAGCACAAACAACCCTAACAGGTCTTCTAGGAAAAATCACTAAACTAAATACACTAAAAGTATTATTAGGTGCATTGAAAGCATGGACAATGCCTGTGAGAATGATTTTTATCGGATTAAGTTCATCCATCTCATTTTTGCTCTCCCCTATTGGTGTAGTGGTTGCTGCAGTAGTTGGCGCAGGAATTTATATTTATAAAAACTGGGAAAAAGTAAAATCCTTTTTCAGCGGGTTCTTAAATGGCTTGCAATCAGGATTACAGCCAGTCATCGACAAATTCAAACCGTTTGTCGGATGGATTGAAAGTGTATTTAACTGGTTTACAAATCTTCTTTCGCCAATCCAAAGCACAAAAGAAGATTTAGATGCCGCTGCAAGCGCTGGTAAACAATTTGGGGAATGGGTCGCTTTTGGCATTGATTTAGCATTAAAACCACTCCAACTATTAATTGATGGCGTGAAGTGGTTGATTGATAATCTACCTAAAATCAATGAGCAAAATCAAAAAGCCAAAGCATTAAAAGAAGAAACCATGAAAGCCGCGTTTGGAAATGGCGTGCTTGGCCAAACCATGGCGGCAATGGCAGATATTCCAGAATACGCAACAGGCGGTTACACCGGAAATGGCGGCAAATATCAACCGATGGGAATTGTTCACGGAGGCGAATATGTCATGACCAAAGAAGCAACAAACCGTCTAGGCATCGCCACGCTGAACGCCTTAAATTACGGCAAGCAAGCTTTAATTGCGGGCGGTTTAGGTATCGGACTTGCCACAGCCGCACCAATTCAGGTGGATAGTCGACCGCCAATTTCAGCCAGACCAAGCATCAGCCACACCATGCAACCAATGGCGGTCAATATCACCATTAATGCACAAGCAGGGCAAAATGAACGACAAATCGCCCAACTTGTCGCCGCCGAGCTTGAACGAATCAACCGACAACAACAAGCAAGGGCAAGAAGTCGAATGACAGATCGAGCATAAAAAATAAAAGGGCGAAAGCCCTTTTTTGTTGCACATTGTAGAAAATAGTTTTATATTTCTTTAAAAAGTTGTAAACTTCGCAAACTTTTATTCTTTGGTGACTTATGACGAATCTATCATTAAACCCTATTTTTGAAGGCTTAGAACCTATTTTTAAGCAATTAAAAACAGCGGCGATTTCTGCATGTCTTGTGGTCCCTGCTGCATTAAATATTCAAGTAAAATCAGTAGAAACAGTGCAGATTGTTAGCGTTCAGAAACTAGGATTAAGCCCTCAAGAGAAGCAAGCATTTTATGAATTTGCAAGTAATGCAATAAATCTTGTGCAAGTTACTTCAGCATTGACGGACTTTGCTATTTCGCTAGCTCCGCAAGCTTTTAATGTGATTTCTACAAATGATATCCAATCTCTAGAAGAAAAAACGAATGAGTATGATCATCTAATTACAAATATTATTTCAGAAATGAATCAATTTGATTTGAACCATCCTACACTTGTTTCAGAATTAAATAATTTAAGTAATAAAATGCATATGTTTTGTAATATTGTGAAATCAGAAAAATACAAAAAAGAATCAGATGAAGTGGTTTTATCACGCATTTATCGTACACCTGAAGATGCTGGATACACCTACAAATCATCAGATTCTTTTGATGATTTCAAAAAAGCAGTGATGATGTAGGATAACCAATGAAGGTTGAGTTATCGAAACAATTTCAAGAAGGGCGTTTAAACACGCCCTTTTTTAAAGACATTCAAGCCATGTCAGATGAAGAATTGCAGCTTATCTTTGATTTTATGCAATCCATTGAACAAGGGAAACGATTAAGCGGTAAAAATAAACCATCTTGGCTTGATGATAATCTCAATGACATTCCAAATACAGAAGTTTATCAACAAAACGAAATATGGCATTATCACTGTGGCCCTTACAATAAAGGATCTAGATATAGCCCTATGAGTGGGCTAAAAATGAATTTGGACGGTGAAACATCAGGGCCTGTAATTCATTATCAAAAAATATCAGATGAACATATTGTGATTATCGCTTTTTCCCCACAACACGAACCATTCCCTCGCGAATGGGACACACCCAACCCAATCATTGATCGAACAGAATAAGCAAGTCGCCTGACTTGCTTTTTTGTTACCACTCTTTTCACACTACCCCACACTCGCAAAATCAAACAAACTCACCAAAAATAAGGGCAATTATTACAAGTAGAAATCCGCCCATGTCAGCCGATAACAACCGCAGAATTGAAAGCATCATCCGCTTTGGCTTAATTGCCGAAGTAGATCATGCACAAGCAAAAGCACGGGTAAAGTGCGGTGAAATATTAACGGATTTCATCCCATTCATCACAATGCGATCAGGCACGACAAAAACATGGTCACCGCCAACACAAGGTGAACAATGCGTCATCTTGGCGGCAAGTGGTGAACTGACAACAGCGTGCATCATCACAGGGCTTTACACTCAAAACAGCCCAAGTCATTCAGCCGATGAACACGTGGTCGAATTTGCCGATGGCGCAAAAATTACCTACAACCAAGCAAATGGCGATTTGGTTGTAATAGGAATAAAAACCGCCAATATCAAAGCCGCCAATCAAATCAATATTGACTGCCCCACTGTCAACATTAAAGGCAATGTGAATATTGATGGGGAAGTGACATCAACAGGAGACATGATAGCGGGCGGCATTAGTCAGATGAAACATAAACACAAAGATGTTTCGAAAGGTAAAGACAAAACTGGAGAGCCTGAATAATGAATCGATTTACAGGCGAGAAAATCACAAGCGAAACGGAACACATCAAGCAGTCAATCGCTGACATTTTATTGACACCAATCGGATCACGTTTACAACGCCGAGAGTATGGCAGTCGTATTCCGGAACTCATTGACAGACCAATGAACCACGCTTTGTTGCTCCAACTTGCCGCAAGTGCGGTGATGGCATTGCACAAATGGGAACCCCGCGTGACGATTAGCCAATTTAAACCACAACTTACAGAAAACGGTATCACTTGCTCAATCGTGGGCAGAACAAGAAATCAAAACAATACCATCAATTATGATGATGTATGGCTAGGCGGTAAGAATGAGCGAATTAGTTGATTTAAAAAAACTCCCCGCACCAAAAGTTGTGCAAGAACTCAGTTATGAAACTTTACTTGCTCAACGAAAAGCTAAATTCCTGTCATTACAAGAAAATGACGATATGCGCCAACATTGGCAAGCTCGCTTACAGTTAGAAAGCGAACCAGTGGTTAAATTGCTTGAAGAAAATGCTTATTTAGAACTCTTGCTAAGAACAAATATTAATGAATCAGCCAAGGCAGTAATGCTTGCCTATGCGACAGGCTCAGACTTAGATCAATTAGGCGCATTATTTGGCGTCACTCGATTGATTATTCAAGCAGAAGATTTAAAAAGCACACCACCTAGTCCCGCTAAATATGAAGATGATGAACGATTTAGAACACGCATTCAAATGTCATTAGAAGGATTAACCACAGCAGGCAGTCGCGCAAGCTATGAATTCCATGCACTTTCTACCTCTACAAAAGTGAAAGACGTTGATGTAACAAGCCCAACTGCAGGCACGGTGAAAGTTGCTATATTATCAACAGAAGGTCAAGGCACAGCCGACAGTGATTTAATTAATGCGGTAAAAGAACAGTTAAATGCCGAACATATTCGCCCATTGACTGATACGGTATTAGTCGAAAGTGCGGTGATTTTACCTTATGAAATTCAAGCTGCCATCACACTTTATCCAACTGTACTAGAAAGCGTTGTTATGGCAAATGTTAATCAAGCCATCGCCAATTATGCAAATAAGCAACACTTGCTTGGCATTGATATTACGCTTTCAGGCATTTATGCCGCCTTACATCAAGAAGGCGTACAGAACGTAAAACTGACCAAACCGCTTGCAGATTTAATCGTACAACCTCACCAAGCAGCATATTGCACACAAATTCAAGTCAACGTAGGTGGTAGAGATGAATAGCTATCTACTACCTACGGGGTCAAGCAAGCTAGAAAAACAATTATCGAATACGTTTTCAGCCATTGCGGAAATTCCTGTCCCCATTCGCCTTTTATGGAACGCTGACCATTGCCCCGTGAATTTATTGACGTGGCTTGCTTGGTCACTCTCAATTGATGAATGGGACGATGATTGGAGCGAAGATAATAAACGGCAAGCCATTTTAAATAGCATTCACGTTCATAAACATAAAGGAACAATTTCAGCCATTCGCCGCGTGATGAAGTCAGTGGGTTATGGCGAAGTGGATATTATCGAAAACCAATCACTTAAAACATGGAATGGTGAACTAAGTTTTGATGGGTCAGAGACCTTTGAGCATGAAGGAATGCACTGGGCAGAATACAAAATTGTGTTACATCAGCCCATTACTATTGAAGAATCAAAACAAGTGCGGCGGATTTTAAATGAAAATGCCCCTGCACGTTGTCATTTGGTTGCGTTTAATTTTACAAGGGCTGGTCATCGTTGGGATGGCGAAATCAATTTCGACGGAAACTTTACTTTTGGAGAAGTATAAATGGGGAAAATTACTGAGCAACAACAATGGGAAGAAGATATTTATCTCATTGAAAAACAAGATAAGGTGCTTGGCGGAGAGCTTGGCGTAATTAACGTACAAGCTAAACAACTCGCCAACCGAACCAAATATTTAAAAGACCAAGTGGACGGTATCAACCGAGACCGCACAGGCTACGCTCCAAAAGCTAGTCCAGAGTTCACAGGCGTCCCAACCGCCCCCACCGCTAATTCAGACACGAACAACACACAAATCGCCACAACCGCATTTGTGAAAACCGCAATCGCCGCATTGGTAGGTTCAGCCCCAGCAGCATTGGACACGTTGGAAGAATTAGCCCGTGCGTTGGCAGGTGATGCAAATTTAAAATCGACGTTGCTTGCTGAAATCGGAAAAAAAGCCAACGCCACTGATTTTAATGCCTTACATGATTTATTTATTGGTATCCCTATTCCTTATCCACTCTCTGCCGTGCCGGAAGGTTGTTTAGCCATGAACGGACAACGTTTTGATAAAGCACGCTATCCGAAATTAGGGCAAAAATATCCGTCAGGACAGTTGCCTGATTTGCGTGGGGAATTTATCCGTGGGTTGGATAATGGGCGAAATGTGGATGGTGGTCGTGCTTTATTGTCATCGCAAGGGGACGCAATGCAGGCGATTAAAGGTGCGATTGGGAACTTTCAGTTTATTGATTCTACTCTATATGGCAGTTCTGGCGCATTAGCTGCGGCACAATCTACTCGTGCTGTAAATTTAACGCAATTTTATTCTACCTCGCAAAATACAGGTGAGGGGACAGGAAGAATCGAATTGGATTCAAGCAAAGTGTCAAGAACAGCCAAAGAAACACGACCACGCAACATCGCCTATCACTACATCTGTTTGGCCGAATAAGGAGCAAAAATGACCGTAACATTTAATCAAGAAGGCTTTGCCCAAAACAGCGGTGAAATCACCGTGTATTGCACTGATGCGCAAGGGATTTACATCAAAGAAACAACAGAGTATGTCAGTGCGGGCGGAAGCCTTGCGGCTGGCAGTTATTTAGATGCCCCGCCACAACCGAAACAAGGCTTTGTGATTGTGCGAGTGGATAACAATTGGCAATACCAAGTTGACCATCGCGGGACCTATTACAACAAAGAAACAGGCGATCAGGTCGAATATACCGCACTAGGTGAATTGCCCGAAAATTTAACCGCACTTGCACCGCTTGCCGAGCCTTGCAAGTGGAATGGCACAGAATGGGTAAAAGATGAAGCTAGAATTGTCGAGCTGTTTATGCAACGCAAAGAAGCCTTACTCACCACGCTTGCCAATAAAGCCGATACGCTTAAATCTAGCTTGCTGGTTGGCTATCCGCAAACAGAGATTGAAAGCTTCTATCGCCAAGAGAAAGAAGCCTTAGCATGGAAAGCTGATAATAAAGTTGACACCCCAATGCTTAAACAAATCGCAAGAGTGCGTGGCGTTCCTTTTGATGTGTTGGTTGAAAAAGTTATCGAGAAAGCATCGCAATTTGCGGTTGCTATCGGTTTGATTATTGGACAAAGACAGGCATTTGAAGATCGCTTGTTAGCATTAAAAACAATGGAAGAACTGACCGCACTTGAAAAGGAAATTGAAGAATGGAAATTCCAAGCAAATTAAAACTCTACGCTTATCACAACATCATCGCCATTGACCAATTATTCAATGCCTTAACAGGTGGCGCAGCAGACGAAACATTATCAAGTCGCACATATCGGGGGGCTATTTTAGCCGAGCAACCGAAAAAACGGTGGCG